TCTATTTCAGTTGCCTAATCTTAGTAGCGGGAACTGGACTCGAACCAGTGACCTTCGGGTTATGAGTTTAGAAACATCATTTTTCAAAATCATAACCATTTGTTTTACAACGCTATAAAATTTACAAAACAGCTAAAATAACAGCAGTTTGTATTCGTTATTAGTATTCGTTTTAACTATCTTTTGGGGTGAAAATCAATTATTTTAGGTTTATTCTTATGCGGTTCTCCTATCCACATTCTCGGTTGAATGTGTTGGTTTTTTAAATTTTTCAAGCTCTTGTTTTAAACGTTTAATTTCTTCATCTCTACTATCTACCATATCTTTAACAATAGCTCCGTACCCTAATATTAGCCAAAGAGGTCTAATTTCGGGAATATTTTCCATTATTCGTTCTAAGAGACTTGCAGGAATAGGTTTATTACCAGCTATGAATGCAACTAATTCAATATAATCAACATTTATCAATTTAGCAAAATCTTGATAGCTTATATTTTTCACCCTACAAAGCTCTTCTAAACGAAGTCCTATTCTTTCTAAAGATGTTGTATTATGTTTAGAACTTTCATAACGACTCAAATCATCAATGATCCAATTTTTAGGCTCTAAAAAATACTCTCCATATAAAAATTCTTCAAACTCCGGATAAACATTCTTTATCTTATCAAATGTCTCTACAGGAATAGGATCTTTCGCTATTGCTTGAGAAAGAGCAGACTCACTCTTATAACCAATTATTAGGGCAAACTCTTTTTGATTTTTAACCCTTCCTTTACTTTTAAGTAAAGCGATGAAATTTTTAATATTTTCTTTATCCATAACAAAAAATATTTATTTGATAATCAGTAAGATAAAAAATATAGATAAATAAACTTTATTTAAAATTTGGAATATAAGATAAAGTTTATTTATCTTTGCCCCTGTAAAACTACCTATGTAACTTTACAGGGGTAAAAGTATGTAATAAAATGAATTTGACCAAAGAAATTATTAATTTTTTCTCAGAGAAAGGAGAAAAACAAACAAGAAGAATGCAACTTGCATTGGCTATCGGCGTTGGATATGATACTATAAATAGGTATATAGACGACGATAATGAGAAACTCGACAATACAAAATGCCGAAATGCTCTCATTGAGATTACAGGAGTTCCTAACGAAGAACTTTTTGAAAAGTCTAACCTTTTAAATTCTAAAAGCTATGTTTAAACGAATCACTTATTATCATCTCGACAAGAATTGTAAGCTCTTCCGTGTAGAGCTTCTTACCTTGCTATTTGGTTTTGTTATCCATCGTGAGTTTTGCGATGTGATATAATGTTCTCTTTTTCCTAATTAAAGATGACAGCCGAAACAGTATATGAGGTAGTTCAAGCGTTGGATAACAAACAACGAGAGCTCTTGCGACAAATGCTCAATACTGATGAAGAACCAAAAAAAACCAAATCTAAAAAGAAAAAACAGCTATGGGAGAAAAACAAATTAAGAGAAAGAATCATCAACGACTTAAAAAAAAGAGCAAGAGAGTTCAAGAAGAAAAACACTCTCCCCTACTCCTCTTTGAAATAAAACCTATAAGCTCTACTGCCCAAGTGAAGCCTACTTATAAGGTGTCGGCTAAAAAGCGGAAGATTTATAACAATACTTACCGCCTCAAATGTAAAGGTTATAGAGTAGAACCGCACAAGCATACTATCTATGCCTATAACGAAGAAGTAATGAACACTACACAAGCCAAAAACTTAATGAAACTCGGCTTTGTAGTTCAATTAGAAATACAATAACTATGGTATACGGGTATATTCGGGTGAGTTCCGATAAGCAAACAGTAGAAAACCAACGTTATGAGATAAATAATTTCTGCAAAAAACAAAAAATAAAAATTGATGTATGGGTAGAAGAAACTATCTCTGGAATGACAAAGGTAGAAAACCGAAAATTGGGTAATCTACTAAAAAATATGGTCAAAAATGATATTATTATTTGTTCGGAATTGTCTCGATTAGGACGAAATCTACTGATGATTATGTCTATACTTAACGAATGTATGAACCGTGAAGTACAGGTTTGGACTATCAAAGATAATTACCGACTTGGTAATGATATTAGTAGTAAAGTACTTGCTTTTGCTTTTGGTCTATCAGCTGAAATAGAAAGACAACTTATATCTCAACGAACCAAAGAAGCATTGGCACGCAAAAAGGCTGAGGGGGTAGTATTAGGACGTCCAAAAGGACACAAATCTGCTAAAACTAAACTCACAGGAAAAGAAGAACAAATAATAGAACTTTTAGAAAATAACATTAGTTATAGTGCTATTGGGAGATTAACAAAAGTTCATAGACTTACAGTAGCTTCTTTTGTAAAAAGACATAACCTAAAAAAAGAATAAAATACTTATGAAATCTGTAATCACCCCAGAAAAGGCAGCGTTCATTCGTCAGCATTACCTAAAACTATCAGGTAAAAGAATTGCAAAAACATTAGGTGTATCACCTTATGCAGTTCAGAGATTTATGCGCAAAAATAACCTTAGAATATCAGCTGAATTATGTGCTTTTTTCAAAAGCGAGGGAATGAAGAGACCTCTCAACGAAGAAGAACTTACTTTTATTCACGAACATATTCGCAATCATTCTTTAAAGTGGATAGCCAAAGCATTAAATAGAAGTTGTGTTACAATCAGAAAAGAAGCTCACCGCTTAGGGTATAGCGAACTACTGAAAGAAAAATCGCTAATTAGTAGATATCAAAAAGGGAATATTCCTGAAAATAAAGGTATAAAAATGTCAGAAGAAACTTATGAGAAGGTAAAACACACTTTTTTTAAGAAAGGGCATTTACCTCATAATACTCTCACTGATTATACAGAAGTGATTCGCAAAGAAAAAGGTACTTCTTACATCTATATAAAGATACCAGGAGCGAGAAAAGCAATACCTAAGCACCGTTATCTATGGGAGCAAGCACACGGAACAATACCTAAAGGGTATAATATCATTTTTAAAAATGGGAATACGCTCGATTGCTGTTTGGAAAATTTGATGTGTGTGAGCAACGAAGAACTTATGCAAAAAAATACTATTCACCGTTATCCTAATGAGTTAAAAACAGCTATAAAACAAATTTCTAAAATTAAAAAACAGCTAACAAAATGAACTTAGACGACTTAAACGAAACCTTATTCAAACTTTTAGACGACATCAAAGAGGAGCGCGTTGATACTTCAAAAGCACAAGCTATGACTAATGTTGCTAATACCATTATCAATTCTGCCAAGATACAGCTTCAAGGAATTAAACAAATGCAAGACTCTGGCATAGTACCTTTAACAATGAAATACTGTAGTCCGAAATTGTTAGGTGACTTATATGATCAAAAGAGTTCTTTTGCTAAAAAACTCGGTTACTCTAATGTAGCAGAAGCTATTGGAAAAATGGGAAAAGAGCAATTCAATAAACTTTTTGAAGAAAGGAACTGATTATGATTAAATCATCAGTCATAGATAAATTATACGAAGCCGACCTTTGTCAAGCTATTGGCAGGGTGTATACCGATGCTTCGTATAAGATACGTAACAACGGAACGGCGGAGGGGTGCTCGCCTTTCAAAAACGAACGCACCCCCAGCTTCAAGGTTTCCAATGTAAAAAATATATGGAAAGACTTCGGTTCGGGCAAAGGAGGTACGAGCATTATCGACTTCATTCAAGCCTATAAGGGAGTTGATTTCCTCGAGGCGGTAAAACTCGCCGGCGAAGCCCTCAACATTCCTATAGAATACGAAAAAGAAACCGACGAGCAAAAAGAAAAGCGCGCCCAAAAGCAGAGTCTTACACAAATACTCAAGAAAACTGCCGAAATATACCGTCAGAATTTCGTGAGTTTGCCTCCTGAGAGCGAAGCTAAAAAGTATATGCTTAGCCGTAATTTCACCGATGAGATTGTAGATAACTTCGGTATTGGTTATGCCTTGGCAGGCTTGTACGAAGCTTTCAAAGAGCAGGCTATCGTGAGCGATGGCGAAGCATTAGGTCTGTTGCGCAAAAATTCCCAAGGCAACTATTACGACTTCTTCAAGGGGCGTATTATCTTCCCTATTTGCGACAAGTACGGGCATTGTGTAGGCTTTGGCGGTAGAATACTTACTAACGATAAGAAGCAACCTAAGTATATCAACAGCCCCGAATCGGCTATATTTAACAAGTCGGAGTTATTGTACGGCTTCCATTTGGCGCGTAATACCATTGCCAATACAGGAGAGGTGTATTTAGTAGAAGGCTATACCGATGTAATGCGTATGCATCAGATAGGGTTTGCCAATACTGTTGCTACCTTGGGCACGGCTCTCACGCCACAACACTTGGCACAGCTGAAGAAACTTTGCCGCAAGGTGATTATCTTCCGCGATAGCGATAGCGCAGGGCAAACGGCTGCCGAGCGTGATTTACAGCTGATACTGCAAGCGGGTTTGTTTGCCGAATTAGTGGTATTCCCGTCGGAAGACAAAGAAGACCCTGACAGTATAGGGCAACGCCCCAATGCGGTAGAACTTATCAAATACTCGCGCAACGATGCTATATTGCACCTTATTGGCGAAGCCTACCGCGCAGCACTCGATCGCTATACTGAAAAACACGGAGAAAGAAAAAAGCCATTACTATTGCCCGAAGATAAAAAGAACCTCACCGAATTGGCTGGCAAACTCGTAGGCTGTATTCCCGATGATACTACCCGCGAGGCGTATACCGAGCAGCTAAAAGAGTTGTTTAAGATTAAAATAGCTTCAAAACCTGAGAAGTTCGAAAAGCAATATTTCAAGACACCAAAGATAATTATTGATATGGGAGAAAAAAACTCTCCCCTTAGTAGACCAGTAGGCGACGGCGATGGCTCTCTCGACTTCTATCTCTTCCCTGACGAAGTAGAGAATCCTTACCTCTATAAGAGTGAAATTATAGAGTATGGGCTTTTCCAACATAAGAACCGCATCTATACATCAGTAGGTAAAGAAGGTAAAGAGTACTTTATGGCAATCTCTAATTTCTCTATTGAAATTGTACAGCATATGCAGGACGAGCAGTTTCCGATGAAACTTATACGTATCTGTAATGTGCATAACACTGAGAAGATTTTTGATGTGATTTCAGATAGAATAAACACGCTACCATCTTTCAAGAATGTGGTCACCTCTTATGGAAACTTCTCCTTCTCTGGTACAGCTGCGCAGCACGAACGCCTACTTCGTTACCTGTTCGACCGTATGGGTAATGGACGAAAAATAGATGTATTAGGGTGGCAACCTGAGGGATTTTGGGTATGGAATAATAAGATAGTGATACCAGGGGAACGTGAAGAGCTCATTAATAAAGAAGGACTGTTTAAGCTAAATAACGAGAGCTACTATATACCATCGGCAAATAGAAACTACGACAAGAATATCTATAAGTATGGGGCACAAAAAAAGTTCAAATCATTTGAAACTCAAATGAGCATTCCTAACTATTTTCGACAAGTGTATAAAGTACATCGCGGATATGCTATTACAGGTATTCTCTTTGGTATAGGTTCACTCTTCCAAGACATCGTAGTAAGTTGTACGGGCTTCTTCCCTATACTATTCTATTTTGGACCAGCTTCTACGGGTAAAGATAACATCTGCGAAGCGATACAATCGTTTACAGGAGTACCTCAAACCGCTATACAATTGGAGGGTGCAGCCTCCACCATCAAAGCGCAGATACGAGAGTTTGCACAGTTCAGCAATGGCATTTCGCAACTATCGGAATACAAACGAGGCAACCCGCAAGTAGACGGTATCATCAAAGGTTTATGGGACAGACGCGGTTACAAGCGTGGGTCAATTGAGAGCAAAGTGGCGGTAGACGAAGTGCCTATCATCAGCTCTACCATACTCACAGGGAATGATTACCCCAGTGCAGAAGCTCTTATCTCACGCCTTATATGGGAAGAGATGGAGAGCAGAGATTTCAGCGAAGAGGAAAAAAAAGAATACGATAAACTGAAAGATATTGTTCGCAAGGGTATTTCGGGGATATCCGATACATTTATTAACCAGCGTACCTTTTTTGAAGAACGTTTTCTCGACACTTACCGCGTGAATAAGATTGCCTTGGGAAAGCTTGAGAAATTGCAAAACTTGCCAACCCGTATTATCGATAATTTAGCAGTATTGCATACCATATATAATATATTTGAGTCACAACAGTTCTTCCCATTTGGTAAGGCTGATATGATTAACCATTTTGAACAAATAGTAGAGAATCAACGTCGCAAACTCGATACCGACTCTCCTATCAATAAGTTTTGGGATTGCTTCTTATCGTGTATGCGCTTAACTCAAGGCGAAACACTGAGGATAGATATAAACATACGCGAGGAAGGAGGACTCTTAAAATTCAACTTCACGACTGTGTTCAGTATCGTTCAACGGCAATGGTTTGTGCAGAATCGTGAAGCTGCACCTTCTAAAGCAGAAATGCGAAAGCTCATTAAAGAGTGTGAAGCTTATGAAGATGAAGTGAAGAGTACTCGCATCAATATGGAAATTAATTGTAATACAAGTGCTTTTTTGATAGACTTAAACAAGGTAAACATAAAAGAAGAACTAATGGCAGAAATAGAATTACAGCGTATCCGAAAACCTAAGAACAATAATAATAGTAACGTTCCAGAAGCAATAATAGACGAAGACGATTTGCCTTATTGATTATTTTTTTGAAAAAACACAATTTATAGCTAAAAAACCATAAAAATTTTTCCGACATTTCCGACAAAGATTTATTTATTTCAAAATCACTTTATTAAGTAGTAAAATCCTGTCGGAAAGTATGTCGGAAATGTCGGAAAGTGTAGGAAAGTTTTTTTGTTTTCCTACAAAATCCTACGAGATTTTGTAAAAATAATTATTATTACATCACACAAATAGTTGAAAAATAGTACTTTACACTCTTTGTAGGTTTTGTCGGAAATGTCGGAAAAAAAAATGCCCCTTTTTGTATAAAATGCATTTTTTAATAGTTAAAATCTTTACACAAAATATTTCTTATAAATGTTATTTATAGTTATGCAATACTATTTCAAAATATTAACAAATTTGAAAGTAGAGTCAGTATACCTGCACAAAAACAATTGTGTAGCAATGGGGCTCTATCGTCAAGGGAACTTGGTAGGCGGATTGCTCCCTGCTGGGAGTCCTCTCGACCTGTTGGAATATATTAAATACCTATATGATATATTCCCCGAGCAGAAAACAAACCTACCTATGTACAAGTGTTTGAATGTGACTATTACCTACGCTAATGACGGCTGGGGAAAATTCTTGCACAATGAAGAATTACTATGCGATCCACAGGGAAAGAAAAAGAGTTTTATTAGCAAACCACTACTCTGTATTGAGCCTATCATCACGCACTTTAAGAAGAGTAATGCTTATATTGCTGCTCTCTACTGGCACCAATACTTGGTAGGATTGTGCAATCTGCCTGTAACGAAGACAACAAAGTCACTTAACTTGAAAGACTTTGCCCCTTACCTATATACAATATATCCAAAAAACATCAATGAACTGGATACTTTTGTAGATAAGAATACCGCTATTGAATATTTTTACAACGACGAAATGATAATTAGCAAATTAGAAAATTAATATGATAAACATTACCTTACAACTACCTATTTACCTTATTAAGTATATGCGCACGCTATACAGCGAGCCTTACGCCCTTAAGGCGGACGACGAGATTGGTATTTATATTCTCAACATTTTGCAGCGCAAAACAAACGTATCAGAGTACCAATATAGGGCACGCAAAGATACACTGCACCCTTATCAGCTTAGCATTAGTATGAGTTGTTACGAAAAGCGAGGTTGTATAATACCGACCGATAAGAATGCCCTTATCGTGAAATTTGTGGATAGTCATTTTCGTAAAGAATTATTTCGAAATGCCGTGCTGAACAACTATTACTACTGTATACCCTACCGTACCAGTATACTCAACTCCTTGCAAGCCTATAATATTACTGAAAGTGAACTCTCTTACGAGACCATTCGCAAGGATTTCAACCGCAAAAAAGAAGAAATTGAAAAACGATTATTAAAACAATGAAAATAATAGACCTATTCAGCGGTATAGGGGGCTTTTCGCTCGGATTTCAGCGAGCAGGCTACCATTTTACCGAGCATTATTTCAGCGAAATAGATAAACACGCAATTGCTAATTATAAAAACAATTTTCCAAATGCAAAATACATCGGAGATATTACCACTCTTCACGGAGGAGACTTTACAGGAATTGACATTATCACTTTCGGTTCGCCTTGCCAAGATTTCAGCCTTGCTGGGAAACGTGCCGGACTCGCAGGCGCAAAAAGTAGCCTTATCCAATACGCAATTGCCCTCATTGCTAACGTCCGACCAAGTATATTTATCTGGGAAAATGTTAAGGGAGCTTTCAGCTCCAATGCTGGCGCAGACTTTTGGGCAATTCTCCAAGCGTTTGCCAACATTGGGGGTTATACAATCGAATGGCAATTGCTTAATACACGCTGGGTACTCCCCCAAAATAGAGAGCGAATATACCTTATCGGACATCTTGCAGGAAGAAGTGAGTGCGGAGTATTTCCTATCACAGAAAATGACATCAAAGAAAAATTAAATACCCCGAAAGACACCCACATACAAGTAGGTACTTATCGCACACACAACGACGGCAAGGGATTTCGTGAAGTAAAAAGCAAAGTATCACCTACCATTCCTGCTCGCGCTCGACAAGATGGAAGCGGTATGCCTGTTATACAGATAAATCCTTCTAAAGAATCTGGAGGTAAGCAACCATACCAGCAAAATAGAGTATTTGACGAAAAAGGGATTAGTCCAGCTTTAACAAGACACAATAGTAATTATGCCATTAGTAGAATGCGTCGTCTTACTGAGATAGAATGTGAACGCCTGCAAGGATTCCCTGAGAATTGGACGCAATACGGTAACTACAACGGCACGATAAATCCTATTGTCAAAACACAACGTTACAAACTCATTGGTAACGCCGTAACAGTGGATATAGTAGAATTGATAGCAAAACGATTAAAATTACAGAATAATGAATAACACCCTATACCTTACAATCCAAAAACAATGGTTTGATATGATACTCTCAGGAGAAAAGACAGAAGAGTACCGCGACATCAAGCCGTATTACAACCTTCGGCTTATCGGAAAAGAGTACGACACTGTTGTATTTCGCAATGGCTATGCTCGTGATGCTCCAAGCCTCACCATAGAATTAAAAACAATACGCTTTGGAACGGGTAAACCCGAATGGGGCGCAGAAGCCAATAAAAAGTACTTCGTACTATACTTAGGAAAAATTATTAACGCTAAAAATATTGACAAATGAGAACAAAAAAACAAGTTTTAGGTAAACTTTCTATTGAGTTAATCGAGAAAGAAAATAGTATGTATAGTCTTGATATAACATTAGGATTAGATAACGCACAAATAGATGTGCTAACGGATATATTGTATCAAGGGTATAAAGGGGAATACGGGGAAAGATTTTCTAATTTGGTAGAAGATACTGAAATCACATTAGCTAAAATTCTCAGCTCTTATGAGCAGAAAACTAAAAGCGGAGGAGTAATTTTTAAAGACTAAAAATATCAGCAAATGAGAACAATCAAGTTTAGAGCATTATCCATCTTTAAAGGTAAAGGGTGGCTATATGGAATACCTTCTTGGGATTTCACTCACTTATTTCCTACTGATGAGGATAATTTAGACGGCTTTAGCTGTTTTGAATGTGTCCCCGAAACAACAAGTCAATTTACTGGGCAACACGACAAAAATGGCACTGAAATCTATGAGGGCGACATTCTTGCCCACGATTATGGAGATTACAGCCTTATTGTGTACCGAGAAGAATGTATGGCATTCTGCCGTATCGACGCCAATGATGTAGGCAACATCAATGGGTATTACAATCTTCACGAAGAGGCTTGGCGTTCGTGTTTGCAACGTGCGAAGGTCATCGGAAACCAATATGAAAACCCCGAATTGTTAAACTATAAAGAAGAAGATTAGACAATGGAAAATACTTTAATAAAAGATAAAGTCAAAGAATCTGTATTAAAAGAGATAACTGAAAAACAGAAAGCAGGAAAATCTCTCTCAGAAATATTAGAAGAAAGTAGAGGGTTTACAGTCACAAATACCTACTACAATAATTTGGTAAATTCAAATAAAAATGAAAACAAAAACACTAAAAGATTTAAATGTAAAGGTAACCTATAATGTAGGTTTATCAGACGTAGATGTCCCAGAAAAGGTAGCTCAGCAATTAGAACAAATGGCAGATTATGGTTTTTCTGTTTGTGATAGTGAAATAAGTAAATATCCTGATGCTTTTAACTGGCTCAGCGAAAATATAAGTGAAGAAGATGCTCTCTACTGGGAGTACGAAGTAGAAATTGAGTAATAAACTAAAAATATCAACTTGTAAGATTACGATTCCAAAGATTAATTGGAAGGAAATCCTTTAATTTTTTGAGAGACAAAGACACTTTTTTTAGTTCTTTGTCTCTTTTTTTTGCAAAAAAATATTATGTGTAAAACACTAATTATATTGTAGTTATACGCTTTTGTTACAGATATAACAAAATAAAATGAAAAAAAATATACAAAATATTTGCGCAAATAAAATTATTGCCTTATCTTTGTACCGTAAAATTAAAGCAAGAACAATTATTAACAATTTAAAAATTCAAAGAAAATGAAAGTTACAATTAAAGACATCTACAACCAAGTATCTTACATCAACCCAAGTGTATCAACTATCAGCTCAATAGGTGATTTTATTGAAGAAAGCAATCGCCAAGTTGCTAATTCTTTCAGAAGTAAATTAATGGCATACTTACCTACATCATCATTAGCTTACAAAATTATTTCTGAAAATTTAAAAGATTTTTTCAGCGATAAACAAATGTGGGTAATAGCTTACGAATTACAGAAGAATGCTGAATACGTCGCTAAGTTACAAGCAGAATTAGAAGTAAGAGAAAGAAGAGCGAAAGCCAAAGCAGAAGCAAGTAAATCAAAATTGAACGCTAACAAAGAAGCAAGTCAAGAAGTACTTGACTTTGTGAAAGCAAACAAAAAACTTTTGAAAGATTATTACGATTTTGTAAAGAAAAACAAAAAATACTCTAAAGAGTACTACTCTAAGAAGTTCACCTTAGAGAGTGCAACCGAATTCGTAAACTTGTAAAATTTAAAAACAATATTAACATTTAAAACATTAGAAAAATGACAACAACAGACAAAACATTAGGCTTACAAGAATGGGTGAATGACAACAATTTCACCACTGAAACAATTAGCGATGAAGCAATAATCGAATTCATCGAAAACAAATACAGATACTACAACTATGTTGATAGTATCGAAGAAGCAGAACAGCTGTACAACGACTCTATTGATGACCGTGATGAGTGGTTAGAGTTAAGAGCGTTAGATACACCCGAACGAATCGAAACTTTTATCGTTAAAGGTGAAGAGTTTGAGGGGTATGCTCGATATGATGAAACCTATACAGTAGAGATTGTAGGTATAGCAGACCGTCAAGGCGGTGAAGAGCAATTTTATATGATTGATATTTCTCATCGCTAATAAACAATATTAACATTTAAAACAATGAAAACAGAAATCAAAACATTCAGAGTAACCTACACCAAGTACATAGGCGGTAATGGTACAATAATAGTAAAAGCAAAAGATGAAATACAAGCGATTGCTAATGCAAAATATCTTTGTGCAACAGGCAAAAATTTTAGAGAGCCTCAACAAATAGAAGATAGTTTATATACAAAACCGAGAAGACAGGGCTTTCAAGGTAGACAATAGTAACAAAAAAAGCCCCTAACAATACATTAGGGGCTTCACTTTGTAAAATTAAAACAATTCTAACGATTTAAACAACCCTTAGAAATGAGGGTGCAAAAATACAAAATAATATGGACAAAAACAAACTTTTTGAATTCAAAATGCCAAAGTTTTTATTGGCATTACAGCCAGAGCCTGAGCATTTGCCTAATAAATTTCACTTTATCTACTCACCCCTCTACTTATCTCTGATATTGGTAATTAGAGAGCGTACACAGCAGATAGTTCTTAACAGAGAATTAAAGGATAAGCCTCAGAAGTTATATGTATTCAATGAATATGAGAAATTCAAGCTCATAATAATTCAGAATAACGTAAAAGTAACAGGAGGGGAATTAGCCCCTGCTATTTCTGAAACACAATTCTTAGATGAAGTGTGGGAATGGTATAATACTAATATGATAACACAAGAATAATTATGACAGCACACGAGAAAGTAATATACATCATTCAGCAATTGGAGATATCCGATAGCAAGGTAGCACGTGCGATACAGAAGAGTGTATCGGCAGCATCACACAAGCGATTACGCTTGCGAGACAACAAATTCACTGAGGAAGATTATCAACGAATACGTGATTTCTACATCGAAAAACTGAGAAAAATAGAAATGTTATAATAAAAAATTTCGAAAGTTGTCCCTTAATTAATAACTGATAAAAGGTAAAAGATAAAAGTTTGTTTTATAGTCTTTTACCTTTTATTTTTTGCTTTTTAGCTTCTTAAAATCTTCCTCCTACTCTCCTACAGCTTCATTACAGCTCCACTACTGCTCACATACTGGCAACATACTGCCTATACCTCGAAATCCCCTATTCTACAACGCCTCCCGTTATCCTTTACCTCTTATATCTTACCTATAAAAGTCCTTTCACACTCTTTTCTAACCGACTACTTTTGCAATATAATCTGTTAATTATGATAGATGTCTGTAATCTCCCCGAACCCTTTACTCGAGAAATCTCACACGTGCTCCTCTTTGATGCTGCTTCTCTCAGCTTCAATCAAAACCTGCGCGCCCTTACCCCTGATATTAATAGCTATCTCTTGCGTATTGATCTACATAACCCTACGCCCTACAACCGCAAGGTGAGTATCAAGCAACAAAATCACAACGATTACTTTGATGTACAAGTATCGTTGCCTATTTACGATTTGTCTAAAGAAACTCGTAAGAAACTCATCAGCTTTCATAAACAGCGTAAGTACGTGGTGGCTCTCGTCTCGCAGCAAGAAATGCTCATCGTAGGCAATGCCCGCGAACCCTTTACCCTCACTGTAGATGACAATATTACCGACAATGGCAAAGGAGCCGACACCTATGTAGTAACCCTTACAGGGCAAACAATTATCTTCCCAAATATTAGCAAAATTACTGAGAAATTCCGTGTCCTTTTCTTTTTGCCTCCCTTACAATAATTTTGCCCTGTAAATCTGTTATCTAAATATGTTCTTTTCGATTAATCATAGTTATTTAGTTCAGAAGCTCCCCGAGCTCCTCTTAGCCTTCCGTAAGGGAGGCTTTGAGAGTTCTCATTGGTATGAGGAAGTCTATCAATGGGATTTTCAAGAGCGTAATGCCTCACTACAGTATGGGCGCAAGTTTTTTCCCGTAATTGTAGATTTAAAATCCCCCATCGTTAAATACACCTCCTACGGCTACATCGGCACTCAATATATTAGTTCTCTCTTAAAATCTTTAGATTCTCATCCTTCCGTAACCGCTATCGTTTTAGACATTGATAGCGGGGGCGGTATGGTGAGCGGTACTCAGGAGCTTGCTCACACCATTCGCTCTATGCAGAAACCTACCATTGCCTATACAGGGGGTTATATGTGCAGTGCTGCCTATTGGATTGGCAGTGCGTGCGACAAGGTAATAGCCGCCCCCTTTGCCGAGTGTATTGGTAGTATAGGCACAATGCTCAGTGCACAGGATTTTGCCCCTCTTTTGGAAAAATATGGTGCGAAAATTTACGAACTCTACGCCCCCGAAAGCATCGATAAAAACAAAGCTTGGCGTGCTCTTAAAACAGGTGATGACAAAGCGGTATTGCAAAACTTATCCGACTTTAACGCCCGATTTATTAGCGATGTTAAAGATTTTCGCCCCAGCGTAAACAAAACGGTTTTCAAGGGGGACGTATATATGCCTGAGAAAGCCAAAGAACTCAGACTTATTGATGAAATAATGACCCTTGACGAAATCATTCGTCAATTAATAAATTAATAATTAAGAAAGATGAAACACGCAAAAATCTCTGCCCTATTGGCTCTGGCAAGTCTCAATCTCAAAAAACCTCTAATGGGGGGCGAGCACTTTGCTGAGCTCAAAGAATCGCAGCTCGACAAAATTGAAGCGGCTCTTGAGACGGCTGAAAACGCTGCCGACAATACGAGCCTTGAGCAACTAATGGCGACCCTTAAAGCCGACAATGAAATGCTCTTGGCTGAAAAGGCTACCCTTACTGCCGAGAAAGAAGCTCTTACCGCACAAGTAACGGCTCTTACTGCTGAAACTGAAAAGTTACAGAAAGAATTAAACGAACGTCCTTCCCATTCTCTCCCAGCTAATGACGGCAAAGAGTCTGCCGACAACAACGGACTTATTGACGGGTACTTAGACCCTAACGATGCTCACAACAAATTTTTAAACGAAATTTAACATTATGCCACAAGAAAAAACAATGAATGTAGATCAAATCAAAAATGAACTACTTCGCTACATCAGCACCAAGCCTAAACTATTGCAAGCTGCAATATTGTCTAAAGAGATTTTGCTCAACGCACACTCTCGTACCCTCACCAAGGTGAAAGGCGAATACGTATCGTTGCATTCTCTCATAGGGCACGTAGTACAGGGCTTCAACTCTAAAAAGTGGACTCCCTACGGCGAATTGCAATTCCGCAAAAAAATAATGAAAAACTTCCATCAAAAAGTGGATTTTGAACTCGATCCTGCCGAAATACTCGGGACTGTGCTTGAGGAAATGTACGACGAAGGTAAGAATTTAAAAGATAAATCAATCTCTAAACACGCTATTGATTTACTTTTGAAAAAAATCATCTCCGATGTAAACATCTTATCGGTTACAGGTAAGTACGATGCTTCTAAGATAGGACTTGCCACCCCTGAGTTTGGCACTTCTATGGACGGGCTTAACGAAATCATCGCTAAAGGATTGAAGAATACCGAAAATCCTTACTTCCTCATTCCTGCCGATGCGATTACCAGCACTAACATCATCGATGTAGTAACCGCTTACGAACGTGGTTTGCCTGCGGTATCCAAAAACCAAGTGACAAAAATCTTTATGAGTGTTAATGATGCCGAAAACTACCAAATTGCCTACGAAGATAAGTTTGGGCAAAACAAGTTCCAAGACAACGCACTCAAAACACGCTTGGGTAAACGCGAAATCGTTGCTATTCCTAACCTCAAAGACGGTACGATTGTATCGACCGTTGAAAATGGTTTTGTAAAGATGGTAGACATCATCGACAATCCTGCAACTATCACCGATGTACAAGTAGAAAAACGTATCTTGAACATTATGGGTGAATTTACCTTAGGGTATGACTTTGCTATCAATGAACTTACTTATGTGTACACACCAGATGGTACTAAGAAGCGAGGCTTGAATAACAAAGACCTCAATGAGTTGTACTATCCTGAAGAACAAGGATTGGAAGCGTAATTAATTAGAAAATTAGCAGATGAGTAAATTTGCTAATTTTCTAATTCTCAAAATTTTCAAAATTAACTATTATGGCAAAAGAAAAAGAAACCCCCATAATGGCGAATGACAATTCGCCTAATATTGACAACGAGAGAGAACAAGCTCTTGACGCACGCGAAGAATTTCTTAATGAATACGAGTCACGTCTTACAGAGCGCGAATTACGACTCACTGAGCGTGAATCACAACTCGACGAGCGAGAAGAAGCTCTTACTGCACAAGTTACTGAAGAGCCTAAGAAGGAACCCCTACAAAAAGGAATTCAATTTGAATTTCGTGGCAATCAGTATCAATTCGCTGATGATGCGCCTCAAGTACTTCTTATTGGTGGCGAAAACATCTCTCAAGAAGAAATTACTAAAGATGAGGAGATACTCCTCCAACTAATTGGCGGTCGCTCGCCTCTAATTGTTAAACTTTAAAATCTAAAAAAATGGCAAAAAATTGTTTTGATAACGTTCCCCACGAAAGCCTCGACGCTTGTCCTAACGATGAAGTGAGCGGAGGCATCAGTACCCGTGTTTTCTACGCCCCTACGGCATTCCTTGATAAATGCGTCTTGCCTGCCAATACGGGCGAACTCGGCAAAGCCAACACCATTGAAGACGGCAATTTCACTTTGCTTACTGATAAAAAGTGGAAGGGAATTGACGTGCAAATTGACGAAGGCGAGCTCAAAACTACTCTTGTAGGTAATGCAGGTAATAAGAAAGCGAAGATAGAATTTGAGTTTAAAATACCACGCTTCAATGCTGAGCCACTCGATTTCATCAGTCGCTACAAAAATGTGCCGATGACTTTTGTTGTTCCAGACGCTCAAGGCACACTATGGGTAATTGGCACTAAAATCAATGGTGCTTTTATGGAAAGTGCTGAGGCTACTACTGGTAAAAAAGCAGAAGACGACAGCGGTATTACCCTCAAGCTGATATGTAACTCTAAATTGTACAAGTATGCAGGAGTTATCGCAGAAGCCTAATGCGAATAGCACAGGCAGTTTAGGAGAAACAAAAAAGGGAGTAGATAAATATTTTAAAAGTTTGCTCCCTGACGGTAAGGCTTACTATACCCAAGATAGAGAGTTAGGAGGAGGCTTGCAAGTAATCGACTTAAGCAGAATACCTTACAATGCAATGAGTCTTTACCTTACAGGTTTCCCATACTTAGCCTTAGAAGAAGCTGCTGCCGAACTGTTAAAGAATGCCAGCACTGACACCTTGCAAAAACTCATCGAAAAGAAGAAAACCCAATATCCACCAGATGTCCCTATCTTGGAGAAAGCGTTGGCATTAAAGAAGGTAGAAGCGAATAGCAATTCGCCCGTACAAAAAGGAAAACGTGATTAATTACCGCGAACAATACAAGCGTTTACTCAGCGATTTTGAACGCCTTGGAGGCAATCTTCAAGGCGTTTCTCACATTTACTCTCTCGAGAATGAGGCAAAGCTGAGAAGGGAGATGAGCAAATTAGCAAATTCGGGAATTAGCAAATTAGAAGATATTAAGGAAAATCATACAAATAAGTCTAAACCAAAAGAAGAAAATACTCCTCTCATTGTTGATTACCCCCCAGCTTTACACCCTATCTACTTAGCTAAGAAAAACCTTTGGCTACGAGCCTGTTCGCTCAAGTTCGCTCTCAACGCCTTGCCCGCCAAGGAGGAAGAAAAAGCCCACAACTTGCAACAACAGCTGTGGCAACTCTTTGAAGAAATGGACACTTGCGATGCCGTGCTCAACCACTGGACTAAGTATAAGCGTATTCTTACCTCTGTTTCTCCTTTGGAGGGGGCAGAAGGAGGTTTACCAGATAAACTACAGCACCTTTCTCCTGTACAACTTGTGCAACGCCTGCACACCCTACGCAGTAACATCGTATCACGCGAGAAGAGCCTAAAGAGGTGGGTGCGAGCCGCACAGGCAGAGGAAAATAACTTTACCTTACAAGAAAAGATACTTAGAAAAACAGAAGAATTGGAACAGATGAAGCTATTGGTAAAAAGAATTGAAAAAAAAGTTTCGGAAGTTGTCCCTCAGAAAAAAACTTAATAATCTTACTGTTCATAGAAATGAAAAACAAAAAATTATGAAGTAAACTCATAGGAGGAAAATTAAAAAAAGTCCTCCGTTATTAAATAAAAAACTCCTACATCTTTTAAATAATAAGCCAACAGGCAACGGAGGACTTAGGTCTTTCCGCCTGTTGGCTATTTTTGTTTTAGATGTAGGAGTGGCAAAATTACAAAATTAATTCAAAATAAAAAATAAAATTAATGAAATCTATATCAAATATTTGGCAAAGAACACCTATAAGTTATTACGGAGGTAAACAAACAATGCTTCCTTACATTTTGCCATTAATACCTAAACACAAAATTTATACAGAATCATTTTTTGGCGGAGGAGCAGTATTTTGGGCAAAAACGCCCGTCAAAACTGAAATTATCAACGACTTCAACGCTAATGTCTACAACTTTTATAAAGTTTTACAAACCCGCTTTGTTGAACTCCAAACCCTCGTGCAACAGTCTGTTGTGAGCCGTGAAGCCTACAAGTCCGCCCTCGTTATTTACCACGCTCCTTTTGCTTTCACTGAAGTGCAACGCGCCTGGGCGTTTTGGTACGCCACTAACTGCGGTTTCTCTAACCAAGTAGGCAACTGTCGCATTACTACCAGCAGCAAGAATGTATCAGCTCTAAATAACAAAATCACCAACTTCACCGACACCTACTCAGCACGTCTTCAAGGCGTCCAAATCGACAACAACGATGCCACCGAAATAATTGCCCGCTACGATACCTCCGACACTTTTCACTACATAGACCCTCCTTACATAGGAGCTAACCAAGGACATTATGGTGGATATACTCAAGAGCATTTTAATGAACTTCTTAATACCTTATCACAGATTAAGGGAAAATTTATCTTAAGTTCCTATCAAAATGAAGAGCTGGAAAAGTATGTTAAAGAGTTAAATTGGAAACAACATAAAGTATTGTTACACTTAGGGAGTAGCCACACAAAAAACAAAAAAAGACAAGAAGTATTAACAATAAATTTTGAAATATGAATGAATTATTAGCACCCTTAGAGTGGTACACTGTACAGAGAAAAATTTCGGAACTTGTCCCTTACGAATACAACCCCAGAAAAATATCTGATTTAGACAAAGAACGTCTTAAAAAATCATTGGAAAAATTCAACTTGGTAGAGATTCCTGTAATAGATATTGACAATACCCTTATAGGTGGACATCAACGAGTGGTAATTCTCTTTGAATTAGGTAGAGGTGAAGAAATTATAGATGTACGCATTCCAAATAGAAAACTTACAGAAGAAGAATTCAAGGAATACAACCTTCGTTCAAATATCTTAAATGGTGAATTTGATTATGAAAAAATATCCGAATTCTTCTCTGATATTAACCTTGCAGAGATAGGTTTTGACATCACTTCATTTGATGAGTTTATTCAATCAGAAAACGCTGTGAGGATAGAAGTAGAAGAAGAGGTAGATGTCATACCCCCTAAAAACATTCAATCTAAGGAAGGTGATATTTTTGAATTGGTTTCAACGCAGAAGGGAATTACACATAAGGTTATCTGCGGTGATTCAACTAAAGAAAAAACCTACAAAAAACTGCTGGGAGATGAAATTTTTAAATTAATAGTAACGGACCCTCCTTATAATGTAAATTACGAAGGAGGAACTAAAGATAAACTGAAAATTAAAAATGACAAAATGAGCGATGGGGCATTTTTTGAGTTTCTTTATGATTTTTATCAAAACACATTTAATCACTCAATGATTGGTTGCCCTACCTATATCTTTTACTCAGATTCCGAATCGGTAAATTTTAGAACAGCAATGCAAAAAGCAGGTTATAAGATTTCAAGTGTATTGATTTGGGTAAAAAATCAATTCGTATTAGGTCGGTTAGACTATCATATGAAGCACGAGCCTATATTGGTGGGAGAAATTGAAGATGTAGAAAAGGTAAAAGAACATCAGCCAATTATTTATGGTTGGCAATCGGAAGGTAAACACCCTTGGTACACCGACAGAAAACAGTCTTCCGTTCTTGAATTTGACAAGCCTAAGAAAAATGCAGACCACCCTACGATGAAACCTATTGAGCTTATTGGATATCTCATTAAAAATAGTTCGCAACAAAAAGACATTGTAGGTGATTTATTCCTTGGTTCTGGTTCCACTTTAATTGCTTGTGAGATGAATTGGAGAACGTGTAGAGGAGTAGAGTTTGACCCTCAATATATGGATGTAATTGTACGCCGTTGGATATCCTATATGAGGACAAATCATTTAGGTTTTAAAGTAATTTGTAATGGAGAAGAGCTTTCAGAGGAAAAAATAAATTTATATTTAGTGAAAGAATGTGAATAAAAATTTGCAGAAGAAAAATATTATTAGTATTTTTGTATCTGATTTCTTGTACAAAAATATTTAATTATTAACAAAACCAAAAATAATTCAGTATGAAAAAAAAATTAATCATTTGTATAACATTAGTTTTTCTTGCTTGCGATAAGAACTATAAGTACGTTGAAAGCGTTGAAGAAGCTCTAACTACACAGGAGGAAGAAGAGACTTTCACTGAAAAAAATGACACTTTAGCTTTCTTAAGGGCTTATAAAAATTTCTTAGTATCTAAAAAATTAAAGGAAGATTTAAAAAAACATAATATTTCTAACAAAATAGTAAAGGCTTTTAGATTATATAACCCAAATGGACAAGATATATCTAATATTCCTTTCGTTTCTCGTGGAAAAGCAATGGTAGAAATAGAAAAAGAGGTTATGTCAAGACCAAGCACATTAGATAATACAATGAGTGGATTGGAAAAAGAAAGATTATTTGATATTGACTCTTCAAAAGTAAAGGAATTAGCCCCTTTATTTAAAGAAAAAAAAGATGAATTTGAGGGATATACTTGGATAGAGCCTAAAACCAAGCCTAAATATAGAAATCAAAATGGTTTCTATCTCTATTTTATGAAAACAAAGGAAGGATACCCAACTAACCTTCGCTTTGTAGGTCAATATACAGCAGATAATTGGTTGTTCATTCAAAATATTAAATTTAATATTGATGGTAATGTATTGGACTACAATCCTAATAATATAAAGAGAGATAATAATACTAAAATATGGGAGTGGTTTGATGACAATGTAGAAAGTTCTAATGCTTCTTTAATAGAAGCTATAGCATACGCTAAAAATCCTATAAAAGTAAGATTTATAGGAAGACAATATTACGATGAGCGAATAATTTCTAAAAATGAAATAAAATCTATCCTTGAAACAATTCAATATTATAAAGCATTGGGTGGGAAATATTAATAAAAATGAATTTTTAATAAAAATAACCTGCATAACTTTTTGCAGGTTATTTTTTTGTCCTTACATTTGCACGCGCGTAATCAAGAGCAACACTTGTACAATGTTGCAAGATAAATAATTCATTTAACAATATTCCGTGAAGGTGTGTATAGTAGTAATGCTATACAACAAAGGCATTCGTGCTCTTGATTACGCAACACCCACTCACGGATTTTTTATTTTAATGAATATGAACGACTACAAAGAAATCCTTAAAACCCTCCTCCTGCAATATTACAGTCCGCAGGAGGAGGAACATAGTGAGCAGGTGTACAAGAGCACTCTGCAGGTGCTGAAAATGGCTCTGGGGGTATTGCCTACTGAGCCTATAGATCAGCACGACGTATACGAAGCTCTCACTGAATTGGGCTTTACCATAGAGCTCGTGCCGGAGGGCGAAGAAGAGACTTACCTTTGGAAAATGTATCGTAAGACCTTGCCTTAGCAGGGTCTTTTTTTGTCCTTTTTCTTAAAAAAAAAGTATTTTACCTTTGCACCATAATAAGTAGCCCAAACAAATGGAACCTAAATACAAAATCAACCCCCTTACAGGAGAATTACAAGAATACGTATTCGAGTACAATGGTATACTCGTGCTTCGCAACTTCACCGCTCAAGTAGATAACGATCGCCTGGTGGTGCGTTCAGCCTCCGATGTAAACTTCTCTATTCTCGAAGCCTTGGTGAGTGAGGTAGAGATTGACGGTGTGGTATATGACAACCCTACTGCTGCCAAAGAAGCACTACAACGTTTGGTGTTCAACAAAAATGTCCCCGTGATATTACCTGAAGAAGAACGTAAGAAGATCAGTAGTGCGTTACAAAGTGGAGGGTATAGTGGTACGGCACAAGACTTGAAGAACCTCATAGATGGAATAAACCGCATACTTCAGAGCGATGATACCGACCTTGACCAACTACAGGAAATTGTTGCATATATAAAACAGAATAAGAAAATACTCAGTACGCTGGGTATTAGTAATATTGCGGGGCTTGCAGATGCCTTAGCGGAGAAAGCTAATAAGAACCATAAACATTCGTGGGGAGATATTGAAGGAAAACCTAACTTCTCTGAAAGTATTACTTCCAAGAAATTTATAAAAGAAGGAAGCTCTGATGAATATTTGCTCACAGGTGGTGGCGGACAGGTTTCTAAAGCGGATTTAGTTTCATCAGGTTTTAAAGGAAATTTATCTCCAGAAGAATTAAACACTTTTAAATATCGTGATACAGGTTGTTGGAACGTTACTTATCCTGGTGGTTGGGGATTGTATGTTAATTTTAAAGGAGAAGGTTCAACATCTTCCTTAGAGTTTTTAAAATCTAATTGGTACTCTTGGACACGTATAGGTGTAAGAAATTCGGTTGATGGGGCTCGTTTTAATGAAGACAAAGGAGCTTTTAGAGATTTAGCTTGGTTCTCTGATGTATATAGAGAGGGGGCTAAATGTGAAGGGAATACTACTCTTAGAGTAGACCATCAAAATCAAGTGATATTTGTCACAGTAGATTGTTCTATTGACCTCTCCGCCATTCAAAATATGGGCTCAGTATCTTTCAGAAAAGTTTTTGATAATGGTCAAGTAATCTTTACCTGTACAGGTAAGAACATTATCTATACAGGAGACACTACTTTCAACGGTAAGAAAGGCTCTACAGCAGTGATTTCTATCTTCGAAAACGATTGTTACATTGATATAAGAAATGTTTAAAACTATGAATGCAATACAATTTTTTCAATGGGGGTCACAAAATAAAAGACCTATAGATATGAGAACTCTATACAATGAGTTGAGTGCTAATATTGAAAATATACATTTCTTAGCTTGGACATATTTTGGAGATGGAAACGAAAAAACGGTGCGTTCTAATATACAAAAAATAGAGGCTATCTTAGAAAAGGGTGTGACAAAAGAAATTGAACTTACTTTTAAATTGTTAGGAGAAATAAATAGATATTTTACTTCAGATTTTCTATTTAAGAATTGCCCCTATTTCTATGAGCATATAGGACAAACAAAATGGTTGTATGAAGGTAAAGATGTCGGTAGATATGATAAGATAAATACAAAAGATTATCCTTTTACTGTTGAAACAACAACATCAACCTCTAATACATACCAAACAAACGATTTAATCACTTTAAAAATAATTAAACGATAAAAAATCAATGGAAAAAATCTTTGTAATTCTTTGGATATTACTCGGTATCTACATTCTCGTACTCCTTATGATATTCGCCGACCTTTGGAGTGGTGTGCGCAAAGCAAAGCGTATTGGTGAAGAACGAACCTCCTATGCCTATAGGCGTACCATTAGCAAGATGGCGCAGTATTACAACTTACTTATAGCTTGTACTATTGTGGATAGTATATATGGAATGCTTTCTTGGTTTTTAGAAACCTATTACCAAACCTCATTGTGGCTATTTCCTTTTATCACTTTCTTTATGGCAATAGTACTATGTCTGATAGAAATCAAATCGATACGCGAAAAAGCCGAAGATAAGGTGCGGTTAGACCGAGCGGGACAAGTCGTTCAGCAAGTATTTATTAATCGCGAAAACTTAGAAGAAGTTGCTAAAACTATTTCCAATTATATGACTGAAAAGTCTGAAACGTCAGAATCACTCGAAAACTCTCAAACTTCTAATAATAAGCAATGACACCAAAAGAATTCATAAAACAATACAAACTCTTTGCGCTTGAAACAGAGCACAAAACAGGTATATCTCACCTCTTTACGTTGGCGCAAGCTGCATTGGAAAGCGGTTGGGGGAATAGCGTGCCAGGCAATATGTTTTTTGGCGTAAAAGCAGGCAAGGAAATGCCTGCTAACAAGAAACAATTGTTAAAAACTACTGAAGTACTTAATTCTCCAAAATTAGGATATAAGTTTCCGCAAGTGATATCTATATATGAATTACCTAATGGTAAATACAAGTATGAAGTGAAAGACTGGTTTAGAAAGTACGACACGCCCGAAGAATGCTTTACAGACCACGCTCAATTCTTTTTCAAAAACAAACGATACGCAAAGGCATTGTTAGTAAGAAGCGACCCTTACAAGTTTGCAGAGGAAGTGGCACAAGCAGGATATGCTACCGCTCCTAATTATGCTAATAAATTAAAGGGTGTAATTAAAACAATAGAAATGAATAGCTAATGAAACGTATTGCTTACATATTGCTTTTTATGTTTTTTCTCTCGTGTAACACTAAGAAGACTGTTGCCGAGAAAGTTGCTACGCAAACCTCTGAGCTCGCTACGGTGGGCTCAAGGTTTGCTTCTTTACAGCATTCACTACTCAGCTATCAGTTGAGCACTGTAGGACCCGACACCCCCTTAGAGTATACCCACGAAGTAAATGGAAAGATAGTAGAGAAAATCACCCTTAAGGGTGGAACGCTGAGTGTAACTGTAAAAAATAGTGCGACAACCACTTTGACAAGAACTGAAACTTCACAAAAAACACAAAGTACTACTACTACCAAACAAAAAGATGTACACCGTAGCTATTTTAATTATTGGTGGCTACTACTGTTGCTATTACCTGTTATCTATTACCTGTTATTTAAAAAGAAATGACCGATAGCTTTGTTACTTCTCAATTTGTGCTGGACCTTTCGCGTATCTCTATCTCCTACCAAGAGGAGAACCCGCGCTTTAAAGATACCTTCTTTACCCAGTATTCGTTGCCGTTTGAATTTCAAATGAACGCAGACCTCAGAATGCGTATGGGTAATTATACCGCTTTGAATGCAACAGGACTTAAGAAGAAATATGACGGGTATCACATAATAGATGGGAGAGTGCGAAAGGGTACGCTTGAAATACTATCGGTAGAAGGCAACTTAGTATCAGCACAGATAGATTCAGGGTTTGAACAGTTGCCTAACTTTGAAAAGAAGCTTTGCGACCTGCCACTACTGCGCAAGCGTGTACCAGATATATACGATCACGCTAAAGAGATATGTACTAAAAAATATCCCGAAATTGATTATAATTTCCCGCGAGTAGTTTATCCTAAAGACACAAGCCAAAAAGGTTGGGAGCATTTCTTACAGTTTATAAACCTTGGTAATAGTGTAGATGGGTTCACCCGTAACGAACCTAATAGAAGCTACAACATCATTCACCCTATGCCTTACTTGCTCTATGTGCTTAAAACAGGCTTTGCCGATGCAGGCTATGAGTTGGCAGGCGATATCCTCACTGATGAGGATTTTGTACAACAGGTGCTCTACAGCAATATTCCGTATTACCTCACTACTGCACAACAAGAGCACATACTCACAGCTGTAGCACCTACTTATGAGTTTCCAACCGCAGGTACCTGGCGACTGGTGTGCGATAACCAACATATCAGCGGTACAGCTGTTTTGCGGTTGAAATTGGATAACGTGGTAATTCGTGAGTTTAATTTTGAACGTAGCGATACGCTGAGTTTTACTCAACTCCTCACTATTGATACTACTTTGCAAACCCTCGCTTTGGAAATAGAAGGTACTCCACAGCCACAGCTGACAATGAACTTGAACATTGTGGCACAACATAGTGAGGATGGCAATGTGATTGAACAGGTTATCAACCCTAACATTGTAGACCTAAAGCGCGCTGTGCCCGACGTTACATTTGGCGAACTTGTGAAGACTATTAAGAATTGGAAGAACTACGATATGACCATTAAGGGCAATAAACTCTATATGAATCGTATTCGCTTAGAAGAACGCTCACTTGCTAAAGACTTTCGCTCTTGGGAAGTACGAGAGCCTAAAAAAAACTTCCTCACCAAGCAGTCTTACCTTATCAAGTTCCCAGAAATGGACGACAAATCCTATCAGTTGCCTATTGTACAGGTAACTGATAACAGTTACCAAGTGCTCAGTCCACAAGAAGCAAGTAAGCTCACTGATGTTACCGAAGTACAGATAGGAGGATACTGCCTACCTCGTGTGATGTTCAAGGGAAATTATGCCCCTATTGCACGCAAGAGTGGCGAAGCTACGATAGGACTTATTTGGTATGACGGAAATAACGGAGGGTTTCGCAAGTCACTTACGCCTCCATTAGTAGCAGAATATTGGAAAGAATGGTATAAGATGCGTATTGCTGCTACTGAATATACTTGGAGCTTCGTATGCAATAAGAACCGGTTTAGACATATCGCTTTGCGTGATACCATTCTCGCTTACAAGCAACGAATGCTTATCAAGAGTATTAACAAAACTGTGCTCGATAAAGAGCACTACCAAGTAGAAATCACAACTATTGCTATCTAATGTATACCACATTTACCGATTTAAATATATTTAAGGACAATCGCCTAAATGCCTATCTCGACACTATCTACAGTGCCGTGCTCAATGAGTTCTCTGATGAGCAGTTGCCCGTGATATGTGGTTCAGTTGCCAAGGTAATGCAAGGGGTATATTCCGAGAACTACCTGGCTAAGGATATCGACTTAATCGTAGAAAATTGGCAAGTTCACCGTTTTTTAGAACATCAATTACCTTTGCTATTTCCTGATGACAGAATAGAGATACGTCCAGAGCGCGTGATTCTCTTTACAAAGATTATTGCTATTGAGTTTTGGCAACCTAATGAGCAATTTGAAATAGACCTATATAAAAAATTGATAAAATACAAATGTTATGCCTATTAGAACCTATACATCAGAAGAATGCTACACCACCCGAGTAGGAAGTACCTCACAGGGAGGATTTTTATACAGTAAAATATGTTACCCTGTTGAAAAACCCATCCTCGACTGGGAGGTTTCTCCAGCGTCTATTCTGAAGGAATGGCACCCCTCCCAACCTATCCCTTCTACCGAAATTCTTACTGTACAATTTCCTGAATTGAATCTACTTACAATTTATAAGAAGTATAAAGGATTTCGCAACTATGCGCGTATAGCTCCTAATGATTATGTAGAGCTTCTCGCTCCTGATGGACAAGAGTTAGATAATTTAAAGGGGCTCAAACACAATTTGCGCCTACATTACAACAACTTTAATAAGTTACCAGAAAGCGAAAATATACAGATAAAGGTTACATTTGGCGTAATTGCTACCGAAGAGAAGAGTGGTAAAATTACAGAAATAGACCTCCCCACAGAGCGAAAAGAGGCAGTTATTACTTTACGTCGTATCGATAAAGCGACCCCTAAACCTAAACCCAACGACAAACCCGTACTCAATATGGTACTCAACACGGCTACCAAAGAACTCACGGGCGATACTTCTTTTACATTTGCTACTGAACCTCTTGATTACTACCACGGAATCAAATTACATCACGACTTTTGGCACAATAAAGGATTAGGAGACTACATCAATTTTGACACAAGAACGGAATGGTACAAAGATCATTCTATCAATACCCCTTTCACAATTAAAGGAGTTGAATGGAATAGTATTGGACACAGTCTATTTGATATAAACCTAACAGGAACAAAAAACAATGCAACAGCAGTGTTCTCGCTCTCCCAGTTTTACAAAGAAAATCCTACTATAAAAACTTTTGCTTTTGATTTAAGTAAAAATCAAACACTTACTTTTGAAAATCATTTTAATATAGACGGAAGGTATATCGGTTTTACTATCAATCTCACTGTTATCAACGATACTACCGCCTTTCATATCGACAAAAAGGAATTTAAATACCTGCTGAAAACCGATAAGAAAGAGCGTGCCGAAGGCGTGTTTACCATTAAAAACCCTAACCGCCTCACTTTTACCATTAACAATTCTGATTTCTTAGAAATTACCGAACTCAAAGGCAACGGCAAAGAGGAAGTCGTGGTAAAATTTCGATCGCAATCGTCCGAACTGATGACGGTAGGCGAGCACAAAGGCTGGCTCAAGGTAACTTCTTCAGCGGGTAGTGAACAAATAGTGCAGGTACTCATTATTGTACAAACGGACATAACATTTGCTGCCAAAAAAGTATATTTCTGCCTCGATAAAGAGCTCACCCGCATACGCCAAACCGATCCCAAAAGCGAGTTCGTAAGCGTTGCCCTTACAATGGAGTTCAATGGCTACGAGCGTGCGTTCACCACTACCCAAACCTACGACTACGTATTTTTCGAGGGCGTAGCAACGGTGGATATAGGGCAGGAGGTGCAAGATTTCTTTAGAGAAATTACCCCCACTTTAGAGATTAACACCCAGAAGCTACTCGCCCCCAAAGAACTGTTCAAAGCTACCAAGGTATCAGCGGTCATAAAAGAGATGAATTTCAAAGGCGAGATCTTCAAAACTCATACCCTTACCGACCTGTACTACCTGCCAGGCAAGAAGCCTAAAGCCTACCCATACCTTACCCAAAGCCGTTTGCGCTCTACCTATACGCAGAGCCTTATATCGGTATCCGCACTCACTCAAGAAGTACGCTCTCGCTACTTGGGACAAATAGGTTCGAATCTCATTGACCTCTCAGCAATCAAGGACCCGATAGGAGTAGCTAATTTCAGCTTCTTGCGTTCTACCGCAGATGCTACTTATGGAGCTACTGCTATTATTAGTAAGGAAACTTTCAGTCTTGAACCTAAACCAGAGCCTAACAGTACACCTATCAGTGCACTGTTTCAAAATCAAAACTACTGCCCCGATTGGTTCTCTTTTGCGGGCGAGTATGAAGCCTTAATAAACTATGAACACACTCTCGCCGACAATGTGCTCAAAAGTGAAGACTACAAGGCACAAGTGAAAACCAAGCGTACCTACAAGCTCAATACCGGTTGGCTCTTCCCCGAAGAGATAGAAGTGCTGTGGGAACTTATCAAATCACCCGTATGCTTCTTGCGTATTGCAGGCGAGTGGCTAAAGGTAATACCTATCACCCAAAAACCACTGTCCTTTGATAGCACCCGCAACCTGCATAGCTTTGTCGTCGAATTTCAACTATCGTCTAACGACTAACTCCTAAACCTATGTTCACCAATATCCAAGAAATCAAGCAATATACTAACGTTTCTAACCGTTTGGATTTTGAGCTCCTCAAAACCTATATTGAGGAGGCTCTCCGTGTGAAAGTATATCCGTACGTTTCTAAAACGATAGTTAGTGAGGCAAGCGGTGATACATTAGAACTTCTAAAGAAAGCTGTTGCCAATTATGCCATTGCCTATGCTATTCCATTTCTAAAGGTAAACCTCTCCAATACGGGTGGCAACTACTATACTGACGATAAGATGGAGAAGTCACCTTGGTACGACTTGCGTGACTTGGGGCTTTCGTCTATCGCTATAGCCGACCGTGCCTTGAACAACTGTATAGAGCTACTTATCACAGAAGGTAAACTACAGCGTTCTAACGGTATCATTAGTACCGTGAATGAGTTTGAGAAGTACTACAGCTTAAACAGCTCGTGGGAGGTATTCACCAAATTACAGCCAATAATGCAATGGGTATGGGAGAGTATGCTGGCTCCCCAGCTCAGCACCTGTACCCCTAATGATTTGCGCAATTATTCCACTATATGGGAAAAACTACAGCGTACCACAGTGTTCTTTACCATAGCCGAAGCCGCCCAAGTTCATAGCTTCTCGTTCACCACTACCGCTATCATTCAGCAGTGGGAGGAGTTGCCTTGGCAAAAGAGCAAGATACTAAATGCTGCCGAAGTATATGCCGTTGCCCAACGCCTGCAACAACTCGCTCGTCACGAGCTGGCACAGCTCAAGCAGTTGCTTGAAAAAGAAGCTATAGCTTGCTATGTCCCTTCAAACGCTGCCCGACAAGTGGAGAAACTCAAAAGCGGACTCTATTTCTAACTCTTACCTATGGAAATTACTAAATTTAGCAAAGATAGCACTTACCAACGTATCTCCGCTTCGTACATTGACGAGAACTTTCAGCTTGTCCCAGCCGAAGAGGCAATCAAGGCACGTCTCCGTCATATACACGGCTTACGACTCACCAACAAGTACTCTAAGCACCAAGCAATACAGATACATATTAGAGAGATGAAAGTAAGCCAAGCTACTGCTTACCGCGACTATTCTTGGGCAATGCAGATTTTTGGCGAGCTTGATAAATCGGATATTAATGCCGAGCGTGCTATATTAGCAGATAGTTATTGGCAACTGTATCAGATGGCTTTAAAAGATAGAGATTTAGAACAAGCTCGCAAGGCGTTAGACTCCTACTCTCGCCTATTCAACTTCGATAAAGAGGAGAAAGAAATTAACTTCGAGAAGATTACCGCCAACGAGTATCATATCCGAATGAGTCGCAAGAGTGCCAAGATGCTACGCGCTGCACTCGCTACGGGTGTGGTAGACTTTAACGATATTCCCGCTACGGATGCCGAATACGAAGATATAACTGAAGATACTACCGATGAAGCCTCTGATTAAGCCAGTAAAGGAAATTCTCCTTAATCCTATGCAGATGGCAGCCGTTGCTGCTAACCGCTATGCAGGTGTGAAGAACATCTGCATAGAGGCAGGACGCGGTACGGGTAAGAGTACCATTCTCGGTTGGTTTGTTAAGGAAGCTGTTCGCCAAATGCCACGTGCTACGGGGGTGCTTGTAGGAGCTACCTTTGTGCAGATAAAGAGCCGAACCTTCCCCTCAACTAAAGAAGGGCTCGAAATGTTTGGACTGTATGAAGATGTAGACTACGTGGTAGGACGTAATGGCAAGGCTCTCGGTTTTGCAACTCCTTTCCAAGCACCTAACTCGTGGAGTAATGTGGTGCATTTTTCTAATGGCTTTATATTGGTGCTCGTCTCCTTAGACGACCCTAACAGTGGACGAGGGTTGAACGCCTATATCGTCATTGGTGACGAGGCAGCTCTCTTAGAATACGACCGCTTATTTAACAATGTACTCACAACCAACCGCGCTAAGAAGATAGAGTTTAACAAAGCAAGCCTACTGAATGCCACTATCTTCACCTCCTCTGTTGCTCTTACCAAAACAGGTGAGTGGTTCACCGCACGCGAGAAGCTCGCTCTTACCAAACCTGATGAATACAAGTTTATCAAGGCTAACGCCTACGTGAATGTGGAGAACCTTAAACCAGGATGGATACAAGAGATGTACGAGCAACGCGTAAGTGATTTACTCTTCAATGCGGAAATATTGAACAAACGCCCTGGTAAAGTAGCCGACGGCTTCTATGCGAAACTCAGCGCTGACAAGCATTATTATAAGTACCAGTACAACACTACCGCCCTGCAAGACTTTTCGCAGAGCTTCACCCCCTCCTGCACCTACGACAACGATTTAGTAAGAGGAGTAGCCCTCGAACTCTCGCTCGACTTCGGTGGGCGTATCAACTGTGCTATTGTAGCCCAATGGAGCAAGGTAGCCAACACTATAACAATACTGAAAGACTTCTTTGTCAAGAACCCCCTCAAACTTTCAGATTTGATAAAGAAAATCATAGACTATTACGAACCGCACCGCGCTACTTGCAATAAGATATTCCTATACCACGACCGTTCGGGATTTAAAAGTGAGGCTAACAGTAAGACCACCCTTGCCCAAGATGTGGAGGATATGCTACGTACAGCAGGCTGGCAGGTGTATAACAAGACTCCTAACAGCAATAACCCAAGCCATATTCTCAAATTCCGCCTTATCAACGAGATATTAGACGAAAACAACCGCGCCCTGCCCTTCGTACGCATCAATGAAGACAACTGCCCTAACCTCATTGTTTCAATGGAAAACGCTGCCGTCAAGCAGAAAGAAGACGCCTTTGAGAAGGACAAGAGTAGTGAACGCTCCACCACTATACCACAAGAGCACGCCACCCACCTCTCCGATTGCTTCGACTACCTCCTATGGTGGAAGTACGCTTACCTGCTCGATAACTCCTATCACGATAGTTTCATCATTACAACTGTTTAAAAACTTCCGAACTTGTCCTCTCTTGTCCTCTCAAGAAAAAAAAATGAAAAAAAGTTGCTAAAAAATTTGTACACTACGAAAATTCGCAGTATCTTTGCACTGTTAAATTAAACGAAGTAATTATGCAAGAAGAATTGACAACAAGCCAAGAGCTTACAGAACAAGAATGGGATCTTATCCAAGCTGTTAGAAATTACAAAAGGGCTTATCCCAATGGTTCAAGAAATCTGTTAGCCTACATCTATGAATTATTAGCGAGGCTATTAGATAGAGATTAAAAAGAGCCCCTTAGGGGGCTCTACCTTAACAATAATAAAATGAATTAATATGGAAATAGTAGCAAAACAAAAGAAATTCACAATGATGCAACAATTAGATGATATTGTGATAGATGTATCTTGGCGACAAATAGCTCAGGATTATTTTGGTAAGTCATCATCGTGGATATACAACAAACTTCACGGTCGCGATGGCAATGGAGGAGAAGGAGGTTTTACCGATATTGAGAAACAACAACTACAAGGAGCTTTATACGATATCGCCGACCGTATCCGTCGCGCAGCAAGTACCATAACACAGTAAGCATTATTACTGTCTTTAATTTAACACCTGCAGAGGCACACTATATTATTGTGTGCCTCTGCTTTTATTTTCTCTCTCCACTCGTACAACTCGTAACTCTCATCATATATCGCTCCAATTTTCTATTTTCAAATTGTAAAAAGAATTAAGGCGGCGATGGGGTTTTCGTTCGCTCAATGAGTGTCAGAGCGCGCCTATATGTTTCTAACTCTTCATTTTCAACATTTTACGCCTTATTTTATGAGAATTACACTTGTCCTTTCCTATCTTATACCTACCTCTTACCTTTGCGCTACCCTAATTAATGACAAAAGTGAATAGTAAAAAAATATTTTTAAAGGACGCTCTTATCGAAATGCGCAAGCTCGACGAGCGAAAGAACCCCGTGCCATTCAGTATAACGGTACGCACCTACAACAAGCAAAACCGCTTTGGTGGCAAACTCTGTACTTATACGGGCGCAACCCTTATGCAGCAACCCCGCAACAAGCAAGATTTTGAAAAGAACCCCAACCACTGGCAAAACAAAACCCGCAATATAAAACTCAGCGACGGCACCATAAAGAAAATATGTATCCTCTTTATCATCGCTTTCAATGGAAAAGAAGTAATTTACTAATAATTAAAAAATGAATAACCTACAATTATACAACGCCGATAACTTAGAGGTAATGGCAACCCTTGCTGATGAGAGTATTGATGTAATATGTATCGACCCTCCATACTTATATCTCAAAAACCAAAAACTCGAACGCCCTTTTGACGAACCTAAATTCTTTGCCGAATGCAAGCGTCTCCTTACCAAAAAAGGCTTTATCGTGATGTTTGGTCGTGGCACATCATTCTACCGTTGGAATACGATATTAGATAGATTGGGCTTTGTGTTTAAAGAAGAGATTATTTGGGATAAAGGTTTTACTTCTTCTCCTACTTTGCCTATACAACGCTTTCACGAAACGGTCGCTATATATACAAAAACAGTAGGGAATATCAATGCCGATGTAAAAGTTCCTTACTTGGAAGTGAAACAACACAATATAGACACTTTGGTTATGGATATTAATCGTATTAAATCGGCTTTAAACAATACTAAAGAATTGGAATTTATGAAAGAATATTTAAAAAGCGGTCATATTAGTATGAGCAAAAAAAGAAATGCCAACGGGTTTAATACATCTTTATCAAAGGAATCTATGGTTATTTTCTCTGTGCCAACTATGACTTTAAAGTCAATCAAAGAGGGGATGCGAGAACGTTCTATTATCAGAGTAAACTTTGAAAAAAATAATCGAATTCACCCCACTCAAAAACCCGTACGCCTTTTAGAACGCCTTTTAGCACTGGTTATCCCCAAAGACAAACCTCGCAATGAGGTAGTTGTAGCCGACTTCTTTGCAGGAAGTATGAGCTGTATGGAAGCCGTTCACAATATGGGTATGCGTGGCATTGCTACCGAAATAGACGAAGAGTACTTCGAGAAAGGCAAACAACGAATTGACAAATCGACAAATTGACAAATAAATATGAAACAATTGGACAAAGATTTTTATATACTTTCAGCCTCCAAAACGGCTGTACTCTTTGGCTCTGATAAGATAAGCCTTTCCACCCCCAAAACCCAAAAAGAGGCAAGCGACACCGATAAGTATGCCGCTTGGGGCGACAATAACCTATACCCGCAAGAGTTCACCAAAAAACTCAACAAAACGGGTGCGGCTATCGGCGGACTCGAGGTGCTCATCTCCGCTCACTACGGCTTGGGCTTCCGCCTTTATCAAGATGTAGAAACCGAAGAGGGCGTAACCACTCGCGAACGCCTCCGCTCAGCTTTCCCCGAGATTGATAGCTTCTTCAAAACCTGCCGTTGGGATGTAACAATGGCAGAGATTATCGAGGATTTCGAAACCTACGGCATTGCCTTTGTAGAGCACCTTCTTTCTCCTAACTGCGACAAAATTGTATCTGTCAAACGCCAACAAGCCCCGCATTGTCGATTAGGAGTACCTAACAAAAAAGGCTTTGTAGATAAAGTCTATATCAATACCACTTGGGATGATACCTTAAACGAGGAACTAACCGTAGAAGTACCTTTTTTCTCTGATATTCACAATGTCGAAACCCTCAAAACCTATTGTAAGGAGAAGAAAATCACTAAGTTTATCGTACCCGTAATGCGCCCGCTTACTACAGAGAAGAATTACCCCAAGGTAAAATGGCATAGCTCCTTCTACAACGGTTGGGTAGATGTGGTACTTTCAGTACCTACATTTAAAAAGTATATGTTTGAGAATCAACTCAACCTCAAGTATGTAATATACATCGCTGATGATTTCTTCCTCCATAAGTTTGGGCGTGAGGAATGGCAGGAAATGTCTCAAGAAAAACGAGAAGCTGCACGCCAAGAAACTATCAAGGCAATCGATGAACATATGAGTGGTAATCAATCAGCAGGGCGGTCGTTCGTGTCGCCTTATTTCCGAGACCAGAATAACAACCTCATCAAAGGTATAGAGGTTATCCCGATAGACGATAAGATTAAGGATGGTAATTTCTTGCCCGATGCCAGCGCTGGCAACTCCGAGATACTGTTCCCTATGGGGGTAGACCCTTGTCTGTTAGGAGCAGGTATACCAGGGGGCAAAAACCTCTCAGGCTCAGGCTCTGATAAACGCGAGGCTTATACGATACTTTCTACCCGTATGCCTGTTAAGCGGTTGCGTACTCTCGAAGTATTTGAGCGAATTCGTGATTGGAACGGTTGGGACGAAACCCTATACGGCAACTTCCCCAATATCAACCTCACCACTTTGGATAAGAACCCTAATGGGCAACAAACGATAGTAAATTAGTAATATTATATGACAATAAAAAATACATTAGAAATCAAACACTTATGAAATAGTGATAAAAATAACTTTCAAAATATTTGTATGTTATTTTTATTATTTGTACTTTTGTAGCGTTCAAACTGAGAGCTATAATTGTATATAGCAGTCACATATTTTTCAACAATATAATCCGTGAAGGGGTCGTATAGTCGTAATACTATACAACAAAAGCATAGCTCTTTGTTTGAACAGCCCCTATTCACGGTTTTTTTATTTTTCATATTATGAATAATAATCTTTTTATACAAGCATTGAAAGCTATAGGTAGTTTGTTTTCAGGTTGCCTTATTTGGTTTATTTTGCTTGCCCTTATTTGGGGTTTGGCAATGATTTTGTACCCTTAAAACTGTCCTTTTCTTTTTACTTGCATCTCATTACCTTTGCCATATATATATTCAAAATAAAGTGATATGGCTAAAAATGCAACTGCTTCCCTTACTATTGTCATCAATGGAAAACAAATAGAAGATACTTTTTCAGGACTCAAAAAAGAGGTAGGGAAACTTTCAAGAGAACTCAGTAACCTTACTCCTGGTACTGAAGAATTTCAAAAGAAAGTAGAGGAGCTACGCAACGCACAACGGCGTTTCAATGAGATAAAAAGCGAAGTGGACAACGTAAAGAAGTCTATAGAACAAAGCCTCGAACCTGTTCAAGAATTGCAGGAAAGTATTGGAAAAGTGCCTGAAAAAATGGATGAAATACACAAGAAAACAACTTCTTTAGGTAGTATTTTCCAAGGCGTTTTCAAAGCTAATATTGCCACCTCTCTTTTCGAAGGTTTTATCGGTAAAGCTCGCAATGCTACTGATGAACTCATTAAAATATCCGACCTGATGACGGGCGTAGAGAAAACTTCAGGACTCGCCTCTGAGCAGGTGCGTGAGCTGTGGAATGAGTTTGACAATCTCAATACCCGAACTTCCAAGCAGGAATTACTGAACATTGCGCAAATAGGTGGACGACTTGGCATTACCGATAAAGATCAGCTACGTGAGTTTACTACCGAAATTGATAAGATATATGTTGCCCTTGGAGACTCCTTTCAAGGGGGGTTAGAAGAGGTGACTACCAAGGTAGGTAAGCTCAAAAATCTCTTTGAAGAAACTCGTAACCAAAACTATGGTGAGGCACTCAACGCCATAGGTTCTGCCCTCAACGAGTTGGGTGCCAATGGTACCAGTAGTGAACAAAACATCGCTGAATTTGCCACTCGCATAGGGGCACTACCCGCCACACTTAAGCCCACTATTGATAAAACCTTAGGACTTGGTGCTGCTTTTGAAGAAAGCGGTATTGATGCAGAGATTGGTGCAAGTGGGTATTCCCGATTTATGAGCGTAGCGGGGAACAATCTTGATGCCTTTGCACGTCAGATGAAACTTACCAAGAAAGAAGCATCCGAACTCTTCAACACTCGTCCTGAAGAGTTCTTCCTTCGCTTTTCTGAAAGTATAAAAGGACTCAATGCTGAGCAAACGGCAGGAGTGTTGAAGAGCCTCAAACTCAACACTCAAGAAATACAGAAAACATTAGGTACAGCAGGAAATAATGCTGACCGCTTCCGTCAGCTGATGAACCTATCAGGTACAGCTATGCAAGAGAGTACTTCTATACAGAACGAGTTCAACAAAGTAAACGAAAACACAGCAGCTATTTGGGACAAAATCAAAAAAGTATTTGCCGAAACTTTTACCTCCGACACTATGAGCCAATGGTTTGGCGGTTTTATAAAGTTGCTCGGTTGGTTTACAGGCGTAACCTCTCAAGCAGGTGACGGTGTGAAGGTGTTCCGTGAACGCATTGCTTTCTTGATGAAAGCCATAGTGGTATGTACTACGGCTTTTGTTAGTTATCGTGCCGCTGTATACCTTTCTTCTATTGCTACCAAAGCCGCTTGGCAACAGACAATATTGTATAATGCAGCTATGAAAGTAGCTAACGCTACTACCGCATTATGGAAAGGTACTATATTATTGCTTTCAGCTGCTAAGGCGACCCTTACAGGCAACACAATTAGGGCTACAGCTGCAATGCGTACTTTCAACCTTGTCACCAAGATGAACCCTTGGGGATTACTATTAGGAGCTATCACAGCAGTGGTAACAGCTCTTGTACTCTTCTCCAACAAGCAGAAGGAAGTAAACCTACAGCTCAAAATACAGAATGACGCTATCAAAGAAGCCAATGTGCAAACCGCCGCTCAAGAACACCATTTGCGCCAGCTGCTTAAAACGGCTAACGATACCAACAAGAGTTATACCGAAAGAAAAAAGGCTGTAGATGAGCTTAATCGCCTCGTTTCTGAGTATAACAAACAACTCACCGTTGAAACTGCTAATACTGACAAAGCCAAACAAGCTCTTGATAGATATATTGAGAGTATCAAAGCAGCTGCTCGTGAAAAATATCTCAAAGCACTCGTAGACCAAAAAGCAGAGGCACTTGCAAAAGCGGAGTATTCCTCTTTAGAGGAAAATATAGCCTGGTATGAACGCACTTGGAATGCTGTTAAAAACATAGGCAATCCTATAGGCTCAATGGCTGATGATTTGGCAACTGCCAATAAGAATAAAATTAAAAATGTTAAGAAAGCAGGCGAAGAGCTAAAAACAGCTACCGATTTACTCATAAAACAACAAGAGGAAAACGCTAAAAAAGGTGTAGTGATAAGCGATGACAATGTAACTCCTATTACTCCTACTGATACCACAAACTCAAAAACAAAAGATAAAGACTACGCCGACGACTATCGCAATGCTAACAAAGCACGCCTTGCTGCTGAGCAGGAATTGCAAAAAGAAATCACACAAGGCTTGGAGGATAGTCTCGATAAACAGCTGGCTATTACTGAGCAGAAGTATAACGACAAGCGTTTTAAACTACAACAAGAAAACGCGGACTTAGAGCAGGATATTCAAAAGTTAAAAACTGAAGCTAAAGGCAATAATGATCCGAACCTGTTAAAAACAATCCAAGAAAAACGCAAACTGCAAGAACTCAACAAGCAAATAGCCGTTGAGTACACCAAGCAAGAACAAGTTGAGCTCTCCCAAGTACGCGAAAAGTACAGTGCCAAAGAGGTAGAACGCACCCTCAAAGAGATGAACGACTGCCTCGCCGTCAAAAAGCGCGAAAAAGCGGAAGAACTTCTGCTTATTCAGGATTTGGATACTGCCAAGGAAGCCCTACGAGGTCAGATTTCGGAGAGAGAACTCTCGCATATCCAAACCTTGGAAGAGGCTAAAAAAGCCCTCCGCCGTAAAGCCGATGAAGAGATTCTCAAAGAAAGCCTTGCCAGTTTTGAAGCTCAGAAAAAACTGCTAATAGATTACCTCCAAACCGTTACCGGTGAAGCTAAAGACAAGCTTATAGAAGATATTCAGAAGGTGGAAGAGCAGATGACTAAGGTAAAAGAGCAAATCGATGGTTTAAAAAATCCTACAGCAGAAGATCCACAAGCAGGCTCGGAACTCGAAAGGGTAGATGTACTGGGGTATAGTGCCAAAGAATGGGAAAATGTTTTTACCAACCTCGATAACGTTCACGCACGCTTTCGAGCTGTAGAAATGGGTATAGGAGCAATGAATAACGCTTTTAGTATGTTTTCTCAATTGCAGGAAAACCTAAATGCTCGCGAGTTATCCAAGTACACCGCCAACCAGCAGAAGAAAAAACAAGCCCTACTCGACCAACTCAACCAAGGGTATATTTCACAAGCGCAATATCAGAAGGAATTGCAACGCTTAGACGAGGAAGCTGAAAGCAAGAAAAAGGAACTTGCCCTCAAGCAGTTTAAAGCCCAAAAAGCAGCTAATATGCTCAACATCATTGCCAACACCGCTATGGCAGTAATGCGTGCCTATTCGGATGCAGGACCCTTTGCAGGTACAGCACTTGCCGCTATTGTAGGCGCAATAGGTGCAGTACAATTGGGAATTGTAGCAGCACAACAGCCACCAAGCTATGCAAGGGGCGGTTATACCAAGGGCTTAGGTTTTACTGATGAAACAGGCTACGAAGTAGCAGGCGTAGTACACGGCAAGGAATATGTAACTCCTGAGTGGTTATTAGCGGACCCTCAAGTTGCTCGTGTTACCGAGTGGATAGAGGCCAAACGCACAGGAAAGGCGCAAAACACCTATGCTACTGGCGGAGAAGTAGCCCACTCATCAGAACAAGTAGAGCAGTCCGATAAGTCGGACAAATCCAATTCATTCTATCAGTCCGACAGAGAGCTCCGAAGTACCCTCACCCAGTTGAATACAACTCTTGATCGTATTGAAAAGAATGGAATAGATGCTTACGTGATTGCTGATGCTAAGAATGGTAGAGAGATGCAACGTGCTATTAAAGAATATGAGAATATTAGAGAAAAAAATAGAAGATAATGAATATACAGATTCCCCAAACATATAGTGATTTAACTGAAGAACAGCGTAAGGAGCTATGTTATATTCTTTTAACTTCAATTAATGAAGAAAATTCATTAGATTCGGAAATTCCTTTTTACATTATAGAGCTCCTACTTTCACACTTGCCAAAGCGTACTCAGCATAGGGTACTGCGAGAAGTTCCTTTCTCTACACTTTGGCAATATGCAGAACCTTTTCTCTCTACTGAGAAACTATATCATTTTCCTGACATTACGAAAATGGTTACTCCTGCACCTCGTTTGGCTAATATTACTATCAAGCAGTTTTCAGTAGCCGATAGTATCTATTATCGACTGCGCTTGTCAAAATTCAAAGACGAAACTCTTTTGCGCCAACTTACTGCCTCCCTCTATTGTTTTAAAGACAAGCCCTTTGATATATTGGAGCTTCCTCAAGTAGCTGAGCAAACCGATAAGGAGGATATTAAGACAGCCTACGAAGTAGCCTTTGCCTACACCTGTTGCAGAGAGTATATCATCAGTAAGTTTCCCAAGGTGTTTTCCTCTCCCAACCCCTCCCAAAAAGGGGAGAAACCTGTTTTTAGAAAAGAAGCTACTTATACGCCATTTTCAAAGATTATTAACGTAATGGCGATGGACCAGTATCAGCCGTTAGGAAATTGGCACCAGTGCAATGCTACACGTGTGTATGATTTCTTTGAAGTTATGACAGAATCTATGATACAAACTGAGAAAAATAATAATTTGAAAAAATAAATTATGTATCTACAATTAAAAAAATACTTCGGTGATTTAGCAGAACAAAATGTTCATATCAACGACAAAGTAGGCTATTTCTCCCGTGAGATTGCCGAGAAAGAACGCTCGTTTAATGGCATTGCCTCGCCTTTTTTGGCGATATACGACTATGAATTAGGCTTAGATGGTGGCGAACTGAACACTATGGGTAGGCGTAAGCTCACATTCTCTATTATCTATGCCAATGCGCCTCACGACGATTTCGAGGCACAACAGGAGTTGATTAGCAAAGCCGAAGCAATTGCCTTGCAATTCCTTTCTCGCATACGTTGGGATAACCACAAGAAGGGGCATTTTCTATATAATTCTTTTGAAAAGGATTTGACAAGAATCTACCCTGTGGAGGACCCTCAAGCGCACTTCTTTGGTGTAGATGTAGAAGTACACTTTAAGAACCCCACGCCTTTAATAGTAAAACAAGAAGATTGGAAAGTACCAGTAGGGTGTAAGTAATGATGAACGATGAATGACGAAAAAGAAATAGGATATAAAGCAGCAGCAATGTTGCAGAGTGCCCTACGGAGTGAGACGAGTAGGTTTGGCAAGCACGTGCGTGGAGACAAGAACGCTCTGCAAAACGCACAAGCAAAACCTCGTTTTCGTTATTCTAAACGTATTGACGGCACAAAACAGCAATATCTCAAAGGCATTGCCATTGTGATGGGCAAACACGGCTTTGTATATCATTATGGTATTGAGCAGGGCAGGTTGCGCAAGGCACACGAGCGCACGCGCCATAGACCGAAAGAAACGAAGTACCGTGTGAATGCTCACAGCTATCGCAAGGGGCAACCTAAGCGTCCATTCATTCAGAGGGTAGTGGACAACAGCCGTGCGGTGGAATACTTAGCTACTGAGATTGCACAAGTGCGCGGTGAGGAAATAGTAACCTATTTAGCGCGAGGCTTGGAGGATAAGGTCTGAATAGTCGGCAGGTAGTTCAGCGTCAATATCACGCAGGTACTTATCGAGGGCAGTAATGGTAGTGTGTCCCGTTATAAGCATTAGTTGGCTCTTAGTCTCGTGAGGTGTGAGCGTTTTTCGAAGCTCTCGGTATAGCTTGGTGATAAAGGTGTGTCGGAAAGAGTAGATACCATATTCGCTACCCATATTAAAAACTTCCTTTATCTTCTTAAAACGCTTACTCCAATAGTCACGTTTGTTTACCTCAGATGTTTCCCAATATCCCACGCCTTGAGGGGCAAACAAAAAGTGATTAGGATTTGCCTCTTTGAGGTGAGCAATTTCTTTAAATAGGATTTCGGGAATAATTTTAGTTTTTTGTAGTTGGTTTTTAGCATCCACTACGAGTTGGCGTTCTTCAAAGTTGATATCTTTAATTTGCAATCGACACACCTCTATAGGACGTAGAAAATTATAACTTACAAACTTAATAAGCAAAAAAAGTTGTTTATCGTGAGTCTCTAAGTATCTAAAGAGCTCTTCTTCTTGTGATTTTGTGTAGGTTTTATTACGTTCAGGCTTAGATTTAAGCACAGGTATTTTGCTTACAAAATTTTCTACGACATATTCGTTTTCTTCTAAAAAAGTGAATAATATAGAGAGGCTTGCGCGGAAATTATTGCGGTTCTTAGGACTGGTACGTTGCAATACACTATTGAGGAAGTTGAGTACTGTACGCTTTGTAATCACAGAGAGCGCACGCCCTTTAAAGCCGTTCTCGTACAACCATTTTTGAAAGTTAAGTAATCGGTACTTGTGGTCTTTAAAAGAGGTCTCTTTCATTGTAGCTTGGGCGTTTTCCAAGCCTAACTCTAAGGCTTTCTCTATGGTTATTACATTTTCTTCTTCATACCCTTCCTCGTAAGGACTATAGCCATTCTTCAACACATCTTCTACCATATCACGTAGTTGTTTAGCAGCTGCACGGCGTTCTGTCACATCTTGCAATCGGTTCATACCATAGTAAAGTGGAGCTTGGCGTTCCATTTTATTTGTCTTAGGATTTAGATATGAGAAGTACACGTACCAACGTTTGGAAATATCTCCATTAGCATCGTAGATTCTGGGTTTAGTGAAGAGACCTTTGTTTTTCATAGCGTATTCGTTTCCGTATTCGTTAGCGTATTCGTTTCGTAGTTTTTTACTAAATTCAGACATAAAAAAAGAGTGATTTATGAATATAAACCACTCTATTTCAGTTGCCTAATCTTAGTAGCGGGAACTGGACTCGAACCAGTGACCTTCGGGTTATGAGCCCGACGAGCTACCTACTGCT